ATAATCCTTGAAGTGCTCCTAATCCTAAAGCACCTGTTAATAATTTATTTTGTTTTGCAAACTGTGCTGCCTGTGAAAGTAATCCTGTTTTTGCTGTTTCTCTTGCGACAGCGTCTTTTGCGGCTTGACCTAAAGCTGGTCTAGAAAGAGCAGCTGATCCTCCAACTCCTGTGCTAGGAGCCTGAAACCCAACACCTGCAGCTCCTTTTAAACTAGAACCGAATGCTCCCAGTCCTTTACCACCAACTAATCCCATGCTACCTCCCAAGGCTCCCAAACCATACCCCATCAATGCTGATGTGGCTATGTTTGCGGGATTGTCTCCTCTAACTGCTGATCCTAAACCTGCACCAATTGATGCTCCTATTGGGCCACCAAATGCAAAACCCACTGCACCTGTGATAACTGGTAGGATCTTCTTAAACATTTTACTCCTCGCCTGTGGCTGCACCACTAAATAAATTAGGCGCTATTACATTAACGTCTCTTCTAATGTCTGCCTCTGTTGTCTCTGTTTCTGGATTGTCAATATCTGCCTGACACTCCTCATGTGAATCGTACTCTTGCCCTGTCTTAGTGTTTATAACTGTTGTCTCTACTTTAGCACTATATACAGGGACTTTTTTACCGTCTATTATGTCATGACGTAATAGAACGGGTTCATCTATAATTTTCGCCATAATATAGTTTTATAGGCGAAAAGCTATGAAATCAATAGTTTATATCTTAAAACCTAAGTTGCCTGATATAGAGATTCTGTATTCATCCGATGTGTAAAAAGGATAAACACAATGATTTAAATTAGCAGGAAACAAGGCCACTTTGCCCTCCCAACTTTTGTCAACAGGTAGAGCCTCTTGTGAAATTTTACCTGACGGATCAGAAAAAAAGAAAGCAAACATACCAGCTCTAAAATCATTATCCATCATACTAGCTAATCTCTCTCTTTCATCTTTCATGGTGTAAGGCACCTTGTGCCAAATTACAAAACTATACAGCCCGTCGTGTATGTGCATTGGGTTAAACTCATATTTTTTCTGAAAGTTAACCCAAAGGTTAAACAGTTCAATCTCGCATGCTTTGTAATTTATTGTTGAGTGCGCCTTTTTAAAAAAGTTTGGATATTTTTCTTGATGCTTTATTATCATTTGCATCAACAAGGGCGAGACCGCAGCTTTACCTTTTGGTATGGCATACTCATGTTTGATATTACCAGCTAGGTCTTGATTCAAAGGCGATAGTCCTTTTTCATCTATTACGTTATCTAATATTTCTAATATTTCTTTTGGTACATCAGCTAATACATACATTATTGTTGTTGTTTTACCTCCAATACTGAAACCTCTATCATCGCTCTTGAGGCGGCATTAGCTTGAACTTTCATAGAGTCTCCTTCTTGATACACCATACTAGTGCTTATGGTGTTTGTGTTTGAAGCCGCCACATCAACTTGAAAGATTTGAAAATCTGCACTACCATCATTGTGATCGACACTTACAGTTACTGCTGCAGATCCGTCATAATTATGAGTATTAATTGTTTTAACAATAAAAGTTGATACAGGAACAGGAGGTGTTGCAGCCACGTTAGCGGTTGGAACTGTGAACACTGTAGTCAAGTCTGTTGTGGTAACATTCGTTATAAATCTTTTAAATACATCAGCCATTAGAAAAAAACCAACTCCTTCTAGTGGACTCTTCTTGTGTGTCCTGAGTATATTGAGTGTTAAGTTGTTGTATTAATTCTTCTAGTTGTCTGATTATCTCTGCAGTCTGTTGTGCATCATACTCAGGTCTAGGATCAGGGAATCTTTGTAACGTTAATTTAGCCATTATTGAATATTACATGTCAAAGATAATTTTGCATCACTTATTTCTATGACTTGATGATCCACACCTTTATCAAACCAAATCACATCTTGATCTTTTAAAACTACTTCTTTTTCATCAATTATCCACTTAGATGTGCCATATATGTTTTTAACAATAACGGGATATTCATGATTATGTTTAGGAAAAGATACTGATTTTTTACCATTACCAAAGTATAAGTTACAATTTATGTGTCTTTGATAGTTTTGATTTAAAAGTTGTTGAATAAGCCAAAGGTCTTTACATAAAGTGCCAGTGTTAGAAATTATTAAAGAGTAACCCTCCTCATAAGATTTTATACAATCTAATGAATTTATATAATCGTCATCATCAAAAAAATCTTGATGTTTAGTGCCATCTTCTTTTATTGCCTCAACGCTTGGTTGGAGGGTGCTTGAATAAAGTTTAGGCCAACGATATCTATCTAATAATCTTTCTAAGATAGTGTCCTCTGTTATAGACATCTCTTGACTTTTTAATTGTTGTATAAGTCTATCTTCTACCATCAGGTTGTATGTCAAATCTTTGCGTGCCTAGTCTCCAAGCAGTTCCTGTTGTATTAGATACAACATTGACAGTGAACTCTCGACCTCTACCACGAAGACTCACAAAGTCCGTGGTGTCTGTAAAACTAGTTGTTTTAGTTACACTTGTGCTATTGTTAGGATAATTTTTAAATTCAAGTTTTGCATTTAAAACACCCTCTTGATCTTCAATGTCTGGTATAATTTTAGACACAAAAGCAAACTCATCTCCTTGAGCTATTTGCACTACACCAGATTTTACAAAAGCTGTTATTGCTTGCCCGTCTCCATTGTTGCCTGTTTCGTGTAAAAACACTGATGAAGCACCATCAGTTAATCCACTAATAACTTCATTGTTAGCAGTAGCTGTAGAACTGTACTCTGTCGCTATAGGATTATCATATACTTCTCTGTCAATCCATGTTGTTCTTGATAAAGTACCGGTCCACCATGTCCCCTCTAAATAATTATAAGCAACAATTGCGTTTATTTGATCTGACCCTGTTCTAGGATAAAACCACATTATTTCATTAAATTCTCCATTGTGTCCTGCAAAAGCATTTTCTGCTCCAGTGACATTGATATTATTAAAAACAAATTGTTCTACTGTGCATGGTAATTTTTTTACAGAACCATCAAATAAAAAGAAAGAATCTTGTGACATCCAATAACTAACACCGTTGATATCAACACCCGCATGACTACCAACAATACCGCAGTTTTGACCTAACTGTCTTAAACCAAAAGTAAAAGGTGGACCAATAAATTGTAAACTATGTAATGATGTATCTGTCCAAACTAATATTTGCCCCCTAGATCTTTCTGCAGCCACGATCCGTGATCCGTCAGCAATACGTAAAGATCCTGCAGTGTTTTCTGCTGTTGGTTGATAAGTGTTTCTATCTTCTTGATTTGAAAATCTTAATAATAAATCATCTTGTGAATTTGTTGTGCCTATCGTATTTTCTGTGCCAAAAAACAATAAATGCCTATCTGGTGTAGAAACCAAACTTAATCTAGATGCAGTAGGAGCACCGGTTATGGCTGTAGCTCTTGTAGACACACCAGAGGTGGGACTCCATTCAAAAGCTCCTCCATTTAAAACTGTGGCAATCAATAGTTGACCGAAGTTATCTAATGACCACTGTCTAGCTTCTAGGGTCACATTTGATGTTGTAGAAGGTGTGCCCCAGGTGCTTGAACCCCATGTATCTGTGCCCCAACCAAAAGCTGAAGTAGAAAGCTCAGGACCAATAGATATTTGATATTTAGCATTACCTGAACCTCCACCACCAGATGTGGATCCTGATGCAGCCGATGTAGTGGTTACAACATAGGCATCTGTATTTGCTACAGATGTAACCTCAAACTCTTTGTTCATATCTAATCCGTCTATAGCAGAAAAAGAATCAAAGGTAACAAAGTCTCCTTGAGCTGCTCCGTGACCTGCGTCGGTAACAACAACGGATGTTGTGGCGTTAGTGGTAAATGGATTAGTTAAGGCCTGTGTTTCTCTAATAGGAGTAATATCATAGGCCCTACCTTCTTCAAAAACATAGAGCTTTCTATCAGTGCCAAATGCGTTGTATCTTGTGCCATCAAGAGCAATCCAAGCGTGTTGATCTCTAACTACACCAACTAATGTAGTTGAGAGAAACCTCTCCCACCCTTTTATTTTCTGTGCAGATCCTTGAAAAAAACGCACCATGTCACCATCAGTCCATTTACCCTGACCTGTATAGTCAGTGACTTCCTTATTAATACCAGGGGCTGGTCTAAAATTCACTAGAGGCATAAGGCCAATATATATAAATTACTCTTTCTTAGCAACCAAAGTTCCAACATGACCCTTAAAAGCCCTACTACCAAAGTGAGTCAAGGGCATACTTAAGTCAGCCCAAATCTCTCCACCACACTCTTCTGTCCATAGTCTAGAAAAATAATAATCTTCAGATAAATATCTTTTTTGATCAAGGGTTTGGTAAGGACCAACAGCAAAAAGGTCGTAACAATTATCTGATTTGTAAGATTGGCCGTTTACAATTTGATCAGACTCATATTTTCTCTCAGGAAACTTTTTAAACATTTTTCTAAACACTTCTCGTTTTACAAGCATCATGCCTGTAGCAGCCTCATTTACTTTAAAAAAACCATTTTCTCCTTGTAAATTTGTAGGATCATCAAAATTAACATTGTACCCTAAAGCTCTAGCTTCAATATCGTCTGGTGATGCGTCTGGATTTTCCTCTAAAATTTTTTTTATTTTTTCTAAATAGATATGCTTTCTTGGATATATTCCACAAGCTATATCTTTGTCAGCACATAATAATCTTTCAACATTTTGCCATGTGAAACCAATATCTGCGTCTATAAACAAAAGATGTGTGGCTACAAAATCGTTCTGATCCATCATCATAGAAACTATGGTATTTCTTGCGCGGGTAATTAAACTTTCATTACCCATGGTTTGTATTCGCATAGCAACATTTTTATCCGCAGACATTGACCATTGTTGTAACTCTAATAATCCATGTAGTGTGGCTTCAGATAACATACCTCCATACATAGGCATTCCTAAAAATACCTTAAAGTTTTTATCTTTTAGTTCATTTGGTTTAATCATTTGTTTTCTCCTTTTTTGTTTCTGTTAACCCATGCCATGGAACACATTTTCTATAATTAAAAGCTAAACTTATTCTTAATTCTTCATCATTAGACTTAACTCTGTGAAACATATCATCTTCAAATATTATTATATCTGAGAATTCAGGAATAAAATTTTTAGCATGATTTGTGTCAAAAATAATATTTGAGTTTTTTTCTGTTAGATAAACGACACCACTTATACATTTGTGAATTTCACTTTGATGGTTGTGAAATTCTTGATAATAGTTTTTTTCATAAATATTAATCCATGAATTATCTATGAATCCATCAAAAAACTTTTTTGTTTGTAACATATAATTATCTATGTGAGATAAAATATTTAATTTTAAATGCCTTAACTCTACAATATTTAAAATATTATTTGTTAAATTAAGTGATGTTCTAAGAGGACAATCCCACTTGTACTCAGTAAATTTATTGCTAAAAGATTCAATAAATTTTTTAGATTGTTGGCACACCTCATTATCAAGCACACCTTTGTAAATTTTACTCTCATATATTTGATAAAAATTATTTTCTGTCATAAAAAACTGTAGTTACTGTTCTATCTCCCCTTGGGTTAATACCTATAAAGTCATGATAAGATTTATATTTTGTTCGTAAATAAAAATAACAATCCCCATTCCAATTGCCATTATCTAAAATTAAAGTATTTTTATATTTGATTTTTTCTATCAAAACTTGTGCTACATATAATCTAGAATTAAATTGACGAGGGTTGTTATCTATTAAAATAAAATCAGTATTTTTAAAAGAATCAGGTTCTTTCTTATAAAAATTGTAGTCTAAAAAATTAACATCAACATTTTCTAAATGCCTATTTTTTATCTTCTCTATCCATTCCAATTCATCTTCATATGTAATTACTTTTTTAAATTTAGTGCTAAAGTATATAGTGGAGTCACCAGAACCAAATTCAATTATTGTTTTCTCTATCGTGTCTTGTTCTTCCATCCATTCTATAAAATCAAAGGTAAGTTGTGGAATAACTTTATTCATAATCCTAAAGAGTGTTTATTTATTTTAAAGTTTAAAGCGAAAGAAATTCTTTCATGTTCTGGATTATCACATCCTTGCACTCCATGAGGCAAGTAAGAAGGGAAAAATATTAAATCACCATTTTTGGGATAGAATTTTGGTGTACCTAATACAACTTGAGAACATAAATGTTTAAAGTAAATAGGACATTTATTACAGCAAACTTTGTGATAATAAACCGCAGATGCACCATTTAATTCATGTATGTGCTCTGAATTGTAATTATTCCCTTTGTTTACGTTCAACCAAAAATTTGCAAAGATCAAACTCGGGTCTAATTCTTTAGCACACTTTTGTGCAAAAGTGAGAAGTTCTTCAAAACCAAAAGTAATGTCATGACTTTGATAGCCTCCCTCATTACTTCCTTTACGACCTTTATCAAAAAAAAGAATATGTTCAATGTGCTTATCAATAACTTCAGTATTGCCTATATATTGTGTATGAAATAAACATTCTTTAAAAAGTATGTTTTCATTAAGCATCTAGTCGTTTTTAGAAAAACCTAAACACTGTCTTTTATCAAATTTATATTCTTTATATTCACCCTCTTGATCGACATAATGTAAGAAAACAGTCATAAAATAATCATGCTCACAATATTCTCTCCAGTGTATTTTTTCCATACCTTTAAAAATTATTGCATTATTAGGAACCATAGGAAATTTGTAATCAATGCGAAGTCTATTAAATTTTCTAGATTTATCATAATATTTATAATCAGATGTGTCGTCCGCTTCACCTACAAATATTTCGTAGGGCTTTTCAACAGGGTCAGATCCCAAACTTAAGGCAACTGTATATTCACAAGAGGGCCTATCTGTATGCACTGGTAAATCAGATAATCGATCATAGATTCTAAAAAAAGAATAGGTCGGAAATAGTTTTTTTTGTACGTTTTTTTCTACAACAGGGGTGCTTAAATCCATTAATGATTCCATTAAATGATCATTATAGTGTGATATGAAAGATTGAGTTTGAGAATCTGCAGAAATAAATTCAGGGTTAGCATATTTTAGTAAACAATAATTTTGAACTACTACTAATATTTCTTTAGGCAAAAATTCTTTTATAAAAATAGGTTGCATTAAATTACCCATGCTACTAAAGCATATCTAGTGCCCTCTATTATTTGATTTACTTGATGTGGAAACATAAAATTAGAAGGAAAAATTATTGCATCTCCCACGTTTTGTGGCATTTGTATTTCGCCATCAGGCAAATTAAATACAAATTCACCCCCTTGAAAATTGTTATTGAGGCATATAGATATTGATGCGTGTCGGTCAGAAACTTTCTCTCCCATATCTACGTGATATTTATATCCTGTTTTATGTTCATTATGTTGATATTTTAGTAGTTCACATGATGATATTTTGTCAGAAAAAAAATAAGAATATTTACTTTTATAAAAACTAACGCATTCAAATAATTTTTTTTGTACATAATTAGAACAAATTCTTTCCCCAAAAGTTTCTGGGCTCATGACGTTCCTACTTTTACAATTTCTTATAGATTTAGCTAAACCATAACCTGTTGTTTTTGCATCTACTAAATTATAGTCAAAATAAGAAATAATTTTTTCACAGTATTTTTCGGGAATTAATTTTTTAACTTCTAGTATGTGTTCTCGCATATTATTTGTGCACAGAAAACTTAATAAGTTATACTGTGTGCAGCAAGATAATCTGTTCTCGCTGTATTGGCAGCCGTGGTTGCGGCTGTTGATGCTGTAGCGTCATCCGCTCCTGCATCTGTTTGACTTGCGTAAGTAGAGTCAAAAGTTGTTTGCCAGGTATCTTGAGCCTCTGCTCTTATAACAACGTTCGTTGCCCATTGAGGAAAAGAAGATATAGACTCGTTGTCTCTTGTGTCTGTAAACTCAATATGTCCAGTGTTTGTTGTAGCATCCCATTGTAAGGCATGAATATTAGAATCAATCTCTGTATGAGATCTTATATTTAAATGAACATTATCATCTCTATATACATCTGATTCAGTGTTTCCAGTCCCTTTTGCTGGTCCATCACCTGTTAAGGGACCACCAGCATCAAAAAGTATTGATATTCTACTTTGAACTGTTGTGTTGTTTACGGTTGTTGCCATTTTTTTTCACCTTTTTAGTCATAGCCTTTTTAGGCTTCTTCTTAACTTTTACCTTATTATTGCTTAGTTGTAAAATAGTTTTATCCTCATTATTAGGATCATTAGTATCAATTGCTTTTTGATGATCACCTATTAATTCAAAAATAGATCCTGCCGTGGCCATCGCTTTTTGTGCATCTCCACTTTGTGCTAAAACTTTTGTCATTATATTATTTGATTGAACCATTTCGTTTCTGAAACTTTCAGTTGCTGCTGTTGTCTGGGATATTTTTCCTGAATTTTCTACTAAAAGCAAGGGCAACCATGCTATAGAACAGCCCCATTCCTGTACATCTAACCCTGTTTGAGGGTGTTTACCCTGAAGCATATTATACCATATGCACCGATGTTTTATACACTTCTTCTTGAGAAGAGGACACGTCCCATCGGGATCGAATATTGGCATTAATCTTTAGCGGCTACAATAACGTTTGCGTGTTTTACGTCCATTGTTGGAACTGCAAAGCTTGAGGATGCGGTAGTTGCACTACTTAAACTTCCTGTAAATGGGTGAGTGTGAGAACCACCACCACCTGTGGA